TTCCGATCCCATCGCCTCATGCCACGCTATAACGTTGAATCCTGATTCGAAGCAATGGTCAGAGATGATCGCTAAATTTCTTGTAAAGGGAACTGAATTTATTCAGCTCGATTTCTCGAAGTTTTCCGATTCAATGCCCCATGAATTCGTTGAAGTTTTCTTCAGCCTAGTGAGCCGGTGGTACCAGAAACACGGTATGTTACACCAAGAACTGGTTAATGTCCTTCAAACCCTGAAGGATGACATTATGAAGTCGAAAGTGCTCGTCTATGGAGACGTTTATCAGATTTCGAATGGTGTCCTCCAGGGTCATCCCCTCACAGCCACCCTTAACTCTTTTGTTAACATCGTAGAACAGGTATACATTTACACGAAGATTACTGGAAACCATCCCTATGCTTTCTTTCAGGAGTGTGCCTTAATGGTAATGGGAGATGATGTCGTGATATCCACCAACTCAACTGTGATAAAACGATATAATGCTCAAACTATTACCAAAGCTTTTGCAGACTTGTTAGTCGTAGTCACTGATCCTTTTGACAAGACTTTGCCGGCGGAGATGATGCCAAAATCATATCCCCCAAGGAAATTTGTCTTGTTGTCTAGATCGGCTACTCAACACCCATACCGTAAAGTACTGCTTGCCCCTGTGAAGATGCAATCGATATTGGATGTTCCACTCTGGGTCAACGGAAGGCCCTCTGAGGAATTGACAGCGGAAGTTGTCAAAGCATCCCTTATACTTGCGTTTACGCATGGGCCGGTGTTTTACTCACTATGGGTGAAGTACCTTCGCTTAGTCCATGAAGCTGCTCAGGTTACACCCCCGCCCTTGTTGTCTTGGAGGACACTTGACTTTATCCTCTATAGTGAGTGCACCTTGCGTGAAAACCCACTTGGTGGATATTGTACGTGTCCTTTCAACTGTGTACCGTCCCTCATTAATGTTATTAAAGAACTTTCAGCAACCCCCCACCGGGTGCGCTCGCGAATCGCCAAAACCTTCCTCTATGAGGCGAAAGCCCTAGTTGCAGATGATGGTGCTGACGCAGTGGTACCCGAAGTCGAAGCTCGCTTCCTCGATCAGATAGATGTTGTTTCGCGGCATCTAAACCAAGTGAGTTCCGAATTTAGTGTAGGTTCTTAGTCCTACCAATTAGTTAATAAATATGTATAGTATATGTCTTTTCTAACTATTACGTCAATCTGTGAGCCTAGCTCGCAAGAGATCTGGAATTACAGCCTCTGCCAGAGAAACC